CTGGTGATCGGGTGCAAACATCTAAACAGACATATATTATGGGACTAATTTTAGGCAGTGGCTCTACGAAGCCACAGTTTCCGTATGACCAATGGTACGGTGTCCAGGGTGACTTTGCCTCACCCAAGGATTACAAGTTGACAAGGATAGGCAACATGAGCCTACATAAGACTCTTCCCCTTCAGAACCGCATGAGGCGGTTTGTGGAGAACACCGATGGCAGCGTCAAGTATTACCTTGGCTACAATGATAGCCGAAAGACGGGGGGCGGTGCAACGGCAAAGCTGGACTGCACCGATGGCAACGTCATGCTTGAGCTGCCCGACTACTATTTCAGACTTGAGATGGATGGCACGAAATGGGCTTACGCCATATCTGAGTACCCCCTTCCTGGGTTCACGCATATCCCACGGAGGACAATCTCACCGTGGTATGCTACCATTGACAACGTCAACAACCAATCAGCATCGGGTTGTTTCCTGACATGGGATGGAGACGATGTTGCAAGAGGTGACGATGGCTTGCCAGTGTTCACATCAAATGCTGCTCAGTTCCGTGGTGGCAGCAACAATGCCTCACTCGATGGCACATACAAGTCACAACTTGGTATGGCTCGCACATCGATCTCACGAAACACTTTCCGTTCTGCTTGCAAGAATGGCACTCACGGAGGTTCGGGACGTGCATATAACACCATCAAGTGGTTCTTCAGAATAGAGTATGCCTCACTGAACTGCCAAGACACTTTCAATGCCTCTCTGACCTCTGAGGGCTACCATCAAGGTGGACTGGGTGACCTCTACATTGACGGAAATACATGGGGTACTCTCAACGACTACAATCCGTTCATCCCAAGTGGTGTAACTGCCCCACTTGGCAACAATACTGGAATTATCCCCTATGCCGTGACACTTGCCGATGGTTCGACAAAGAACTACAACGTTGCCTCATATCGTGGCTTTGAGACACCCTATGAGTATCTGTGGCTGATCACCGATGACATCCTTGTCTACTATGGCGAGAAGGAGACCACCATCTACGTCTGTGATGACCCGACCAAGTTCAAAACACCATCAGACTCTCAGACCACCGTACCCGATGGTTATGAGCCAGTGGCAACTCTGCCAAGGTTTGAAGGCTATGGACTCACAGAGGCTATCACCGACAAGGGTATGTCATTCATCAATGCCGTGGGTGGCTCTTCCAACACTGGAGTGTGTGACTACTTTGGGAGAAACGCTACTGTAGGATGGTGGGGTGCCTTGCTCTCTGCGACTGCGAATTATGGGTCGCGTGCCGGGTTCGGTTGTCTGAACACGGCTTTTCGGGCTACGGATGCGTGGACGACTATTGCGCTCCGCTTGTGCCGAAATTAAGCAATAGGCACGGAAAGCACGGAAAAGACGAAAGACACGGATGACACGGCTCACGGTGCACGGAGCGATTTGTGATGGCACTGGAGGCAAGACTGCAAAGTGTGCGGTGGGCGGTGTTTCCGAAAGCGATATTTGAAAACAAAATAAACGGTTGCGGTTCCTGGGGTGCCTTGCTCTCTGCGAATGCGAATAATGGGACGAATGCCGGGTTCGGTTATCTGAACACGAATAATCGGGCTACGAATGCGTGGACGAATAATGCGCTCCGCTTATACCGTTATCCCTTTGGGAGTTTTACTTCAGACTATATAAAGAGATTAAGGGACTGTAACCATACCTCACAGAACCTATATATAAATAGGTGGTAAAACAATAAAATGGAAGCTAACAGTGTGAGTAAGCCAATCGAGGCACAAAGCTCTGTATCTATCCAACGGCACACCAAGAAGAAGAAAGGTGATGCCAAGCAACCTGAGCTGATAAGCTACAACTGCAGCTATAGCGACTTTGACGATGTGGGCTATTACATAGGCAATTCAGGTGTGATGTACCTAAGCCCCACCAAGAAACTGAGAGGTGTCTACCCTCTCCTATATTCCACAGATAACCTCATACTGAGTCAGTACACGGCTCAGAAAGGCAAGGGTGACAGAACCGAGATCAAGGTTTTCAACGACAACATCAATGACAACCTCATGACGCTCTACACCATACTGAGGGATGAGACATGGGAGCCGGGTGAGTACCGCATTAAAATCATCTATGAGCCGAAAGAGAGGGTCATAATGATTGCACCGTTCTTTCCTGACAGAATAGTGCATCATTGCGTCATCAACGTGCTTGCACCGCACTGGACGCACATATTCATAGACAACACCTATGCGTGTATCAAGGGACGAGGGATAACAAGGTGTGCACTGGACGTGCATCATGCCCTTTTCACCGACTTCAGCGGTACACGGTATTGTCTGAAGATAGACATACGCAAGTTCTATGACCATATAGACCACAAGGCTCTCAAGAGGATATTGCGCTACACCATAGCGGATGAGTCGCTGCTGAGATTGCTGGATAAGATAATCGACAGTAACGGTAAGGATGTTGGTCTGCCCATAGGCAACTTCACGAGCCAATATTTGGCTAACCTCTACCTTGCGTACTTTGACCACTGGATGAAAGAGGTCATCAAGGCAAGATGGTACTTCAGATATATGGATGACATCGTGGTGTTGTCGGGAAGCAAGGAATGGCTCTCATGGGTGCTTGACCAAATGGCTCTGTACCTTGGTGCTGAGTTGAGACTTGAGATCAAGGGCAACTGGCAGATATTCCCAGTTGACAGCAGGGGCATAGACTATGTGGGCTTCAGACAGAACCACTATGACATAATGCTCAGAAAGAGCATCCTCTTGAGGTTCTATAAGAAACTGGAGGCTACTCAGGAGAAATACCTCATCAAGGATGAGAATGACATCAAGCACCTTTTCCCATCCGAGTACGGATGGATAATAAGGTGCTCAGAACAACATAAGGATTACATATTCAAAAAGTGCATCAATTATGAAGGAAACAATGAACTTGAAACTGGCTCTGCTATCAGCAAGCAAGCCAAGTGTGATCGATGACCTGGGCAACGGTCATGGGACAGTGCTCTACAACCACCACATCAAGGAGGTGAGCGTCATCGAGTCCAACGACATAGAGGGTGGTGGCTCATCGGTGACGGTGACCACCGATGATGACAAGAATGCCACTGGCAAGAGGTGGCAGTACGACTCACTGAGGGTGGAGTACCCAACGACTGCAAACCACATCTTTGAGACCCTCATCGGTGAGGTGTACCCAGTGGACGTTCAGCAGAAACTCTACAACGACTACCAGGCTGCTGCCTTCGGTCTTTCCGATGACGATGAGGCTGAGACCAAGTACAAGGCTTTCCTCAAGGATCGCATTGCGCTGAAGAGCATGGTCAAGGCTGACTGTGAGTCCAACAATATTCCTGAGGGCATCTGATATGGAAGGGGTTGTTGATTTCGTGGATGAGGACGAGGTGAGCGGAGGCGGTGACATCTACATGTCGAGTTCTCAAGCATTGACGTTGTGATCAACCGCATCAAGGTCTACACTGGGGCAAAGGAGATGGACACCGAGAACGGCAAGAGGGCATTGATTGCCTACTCACCTTGCGAGAGCGGTGACACAGACCCTGCCAGTGCATTCTTCACCGAGTCCAAGAAGCTGAAAGACGTGGCACTGAAGCCCGGTCAGCATTATCCGTTCCGAGCCATCATCAAGATTGTGAGGTACGGTGACAACTGTGGTTTCAAGTTCTTTCCTCCTACAAGCCAAATCACTCAGGCTGACATTGACAATTTCAATTACTATCGGAGAAACAAGTTCCGACATAACAAATAGGAGGGCAGATAATGACATTCATTCAACATTTCTTGGCAAGGGTACTGGAGGTTTTCAGCAACGGCATTGCATGGGTAATGGGTCTTTTCGTGTTCATGGTGGACTGCCTTGGCGGTCATAAGGTGGCGGTGAACCTTGTCATCATAGCCGTGGTCACAGACCTTGTGTGGGGTATCATCTCATCGATACGTCAGCACCGCTTCGCAAAGAGCGAGCTGGCGAGGGACACACTGGGCAAGGTGTCGGTCTATGGTTGTGCCATCCTCACCTTTGCCGGAATAGACCGAATATACAATACCGGGCTGACCACTAACCTCATCTGCACCGTCATCGTGTTGGTTGAACTGTGGTCTACCCTTGGCTCTATGCTGATTTGCTTTCCAGGAATGCCATTCCTCAAGATACTCAAGCTTGCCTTGGTCGGTGAGATTGCATCCAAACTGGGTGTGAGCGAGGACAAGGTCAAGGAGATCATGGAGGCAGAGGAACGGCTGAGAAAGCATCGCAAAGAGAAAGCCAACGGAGGGACCAATGAGGAAACTTGACTATAAGA